TAATAAAAAATCGAATCAGCAGAATTTAGGGACTATTAAATCTTCTAATTTATGTTGTGAGATTTTAGAATATAGTGATAAGAATGAATCCGCAGTATGTAATTTAGCTTCAATTGGTTTACCAAGATATATAGAAGAAGTTGAACTAACTGAGGGAGATATATCAACTAAAAAATTGGAATTTGATTATGAGAAGTTAGGTGAAATGACTAAAATGATTGTTAGAAATCTTAATAAAGTAATTGATGTTAATTATTATCCTATTCCTGAAACCAGAAATTCGAATATGAAACATAGACCTATTGGTATAGGAGTTCAAGGTTTAGCAGATGTATTTGCTATGTTAAAAATGCCATTTGATAGTGAAGAAGCATCATTGGTAAATAAGAATATATTTGAACAAATATATTTTTCGGCACTTGAAGCGAGTATGGAATTGGCAAAGAAACGAGAAAAACAAATGAAAAAATATAAGGATTTGTTAAAGAAAGGATTAACTCCCGATTTATCGGAAGAAGATTTAGTGAAAGTTAAAGAAGAAAAAGAAAAATTAGAAGAAGAACTTAATCCTATAAAAGAGGAAGTTAATAGAGATAAATATTTAGGTAGTTATTCTTCATTTATCGGTTCTCCCGCATCAGAAGGAAAACTACAATTCGATTTATGGGATGTTGAACCTCAAGAAGAAATGAAACCTAAATGGGATAAATTAAAGAAAGATATAAAGAAATATGGTATTAGAAATAGTCTTTTAGTAGCTCCAATGCCTACTGCGAGCACATCGCAGATTATGGGGAATAATGAGTGTTTTGAACCATATACTTCCAATTTATATGTTAGGAGGACTTTAGCAGGAGAGTTTATTGTTATAAACGAACATTTGGTAAGAGATTTAATTAAGTTGGGATTATGGTCAGAAGAAATAAAAGATAAAATCTTATTAAATGAGGGAAGTATTCAAAATATAGAGGAAATTCCAGAACATATACGCAAAGTATATAAGATTGTATGGGAAATTTCACAGAAGACTATTATTAATATGGCCGCTGATAGAGGTGCGTTTGTTTGTCAAAGTCAATCAATGAATTTATTCATTGCTAAACCGGATTTTGGTAAATTAACTTCTATGCACTTTTATTCGTGGAAGAAGGGATTGAAGACAGGTATTTATTACCTAAGAACCAGACCAGTTGCGAAAGCACAACAATTTACAATTGACCCAAATATGAAAAAAGAAGAACATGAAAAAAAGTTAGAGGAAACCGCAATTAAAGCGTGTCGAAGAGATGATCCGGATTGTTTAACTTGTGGGTCATAAAATAATTTATTGGTATATTCTATTTTTAAATTTATATATTCTATTTTTAAATTTATATATTCTATTTTTAAATTAAATTTTTTCTATAATTAAAATTGATAATACTAATATATTTATTTTATTAATAAATGATTAAACAAAATCATATAACACAAAATGATAGACTACAAGATATTAAATATTATCATAGGAGTATGAGTTTATTAAAGGATTTATATTATAAAGAATATGGAACAGAAGAGTATAGGGAGTGGATTACGAATGATATTGGAAGATATATGAATGATTTCCAACTTATGGGAGATGGATTTGTAGATAAATTTTACACAATAATGCGGAGATTAATTTTTCTACAAGATAAAAATGAAGAAGAAATTGTATTATTTTATAAAGGACTTATGAATGGACCTATTGAGAATGAAATTAATTTATGTTGGGGATTACAGAAAGAAATGAAATGATAAAATGGTTTTTTGAAGACGCAGATGTAAAAGAATTTGAATAATTTACACTATATTTAAAATGATTTGATAATATTTATTTTTTAACTTTTTTTTTTGACTTTTTTTTAGATTTTTTATTTATAGATTTTTTATTTATAGATTTTTTATTAATTTTACCTACTCTATTCCTTATTCTTGTATCTTTACATTTTATATCACTAATATTTGGACTACGACTTATATTTAATATAATTGTATTAATTAAATCATCTTTACTTAATGATTTGAAAATTATATTTACTATATTTTCGTCTTTTTCTGGTAAAAAATCTTTTTCATTTGATAATTTAGTTTCAGGTTTTTTATGCTCAAATTCTATACAGTTATAAATCTTAAATCTCAGTAAACTTTCATTTAAATATTTTGTAATATTTTCTTCATTATAGTAAGATGGTAAATCTTTATTTAAACTATTTCCTTTTTTTTTTAGAAAAAAATCATTATCTTCTCGGAAGTCAATTTTTTTATTTATAAATTCTGTAAATAAACATTTTGTTATTAAACTAAATTTTGCTTTATTTTCTGGACTATTAAATTCAATCTTATTTAATATAGATAAATATTTATCTAATATATATATTTTTAATGGTATATATATATATTTTGTTCCTTTTCTATAAATGTCAACACCTAAAAGTTCTAATTTTTTTTCTATCATAGGTAATTCTTTATCATTATTTTTATAATTATTTTTTTGTTTTTCTGTTAATACTCTTATAGTAGGTTTCCCCGACTTTTTTTTGGTGCCTTTTATTTTTTTCATAAGTTCCGTATGTCTCCTTTGTAAAATAATAATTTGTTTATAAATATCAAATATTATTGTATTTTTGTCGAATGACATATATATTATAATTATTTTTTTATTTTTTCCCAATCCTCTTTTTTTAATTTATGTAATATATTAAATTCTCCAGAATTTCCTACTACTTCTCCTCCGTCTAAATTAATTATTTGTCCCGTCATCCAATTATTTTGTTCACTTGTTAAATATGTTACTAAGTTAGCGAGTTCTTCTCTTTCACCTAACCTATTTAATGGTAATGTTTTAACAACTTGTTTAGAGAAATCGCCATTTGGATCTAATCTATTAAATGCCCCTTCTGTATAAATAGGTCCAGGAGCAATAGATAATAATCGAATACCATATTTTCCCCATTCAGCAGATAATGATTTAGTTAAATTATCGCACCCCGCTTTGGCTATTGCGGAAGGCACTACAAAAGCACTACCGGTATTTGCGTATGTAGTTGATATATTGATAAATGTAGAAGGTATATTGTTTTTTATATTTTTTTTACCGAATTCAAGAGTGAAGTTCATAGTTCCTTTTAATACTATATCTAATATTGAATTCCATGCGTTATATGATAAATCTTCTGTTCTACTAATGAAATTACCTGCTGCGTTATTTATTACAATTTCGGGTAATTTATTATTTTTTTCTAATTCATTTGCTAAATCTAAAACTGCATCATTATCTCTTACGTCTAAACTTTTCAAATTTACAATATTATTACTTTTTTTATAAATATCATAACTACTATTTAATAATTTATTTTCATTTCTTCCTACTATCAACACATTTGCTCCTAAAATAGAATATGTTTCTGCTATTTTTTTACCTATACCACTTCCACCTCCTGTAACTAAAACATTTTTATTTTTGTAATAATTATATGGTAATAAAATACTCTTATTTGGTTTTAGAATTCTATTCATAAATATTTATTTATTTATTTTTTTAAATTTATTTTATAAAGACACCATAATAATTAATAATAAATTAAAATTAATTTAAGAAATTAAGACCATATTTCTTTAAAAATGAAATTCTTTACAACTATTGTGTTATCTTTATTACCTTATATTACAGGAACTATTACACCATTTAACAGTTCCAATTGTACTTCTTGTATAGAGAAGTTTAATTATTTACATTCTCATAATGAGAGTATAGTCCAATTTGTAGCAAATATGAATTATTTTTGCGATCATTTTAATATTACGAATTGTCGAAATTGGACCAAAAAAGTTGATAAATACATTATGAAAAATTCTACTGAAATATGTCAAGATTTAGGTGTATGCGATGTTTTAGATATTGATAATTTTGTCTATCAAGACCCTTATAGTAATATCAATATTTATACTTATTATGATTTACTTTTAGCTTTCAAAGTAAACGTGATTTCTAATTCTGTATTAAATTATACTCAATTATGGTCTGTTAGTGTTACCGAACCTTTCCGAAAATTTGAAATGGTTTCTTTACAGAATACATATGCTACTTCACAATATGGAATAACTTCTGGTTGTGTGGTTTGTAGTCCTAATAGTTGGGCAGAATATATTTTAAAAATGACTACAGAGAATTACATTTATTATTTGAATATAACTGACGGAAATGTTCTTCATAGATTACAATTAAATGGAAATAGGAAATTGGATTTACCTATTTCTATGGTTCAAGAACCCAATTCTAAATTTGTATATGATATTGGGTATAATGGTTCCGTTTATGTAAATTCTATGGTAGTAAATTCGTATCAATCTTATTGTAATTATACTACTCCTACAAATCCAACACCTGTTTCTCAAGAGTGTTTATATAATGATATTTCTTCTGTTAATTGGACTAAAATGAGAATTCAAATGCCATATGAAAGACCTCGATGCGGAACTGCGTTGGAAATGTATTGTCCTCATAATAATAAAGGGAAAGAAGATTGCTTAAGTTGTATGGTTAGACATAGAGAGGCATTAAATATGTGTGATGTTGTCAGTGAGGAGAATTGGTGTGATAGGAATTAAAATAATTTATTTAAAAAAATTATAAAATTGATTATAAAATAGTAATTTTGTTAATTAATAATGTCTTTTTGTGTATATTCTCTAGGTTCTATATATAAAGATTGGGGTATTGTAAGAAGATACGATATTCTAGTTAATAATAATCAAATGATTATCGGTGGTAATGATAAAGATTATAATACTATAAAAAAATGTAAATATTTTATTACTTATAAATCTAAAAAAATATTTGGTTCTGACGGATTTATTTTTGAAAATATTTATGAAATTATTGGCGAACCAATAAAAATAAATACAATAGAAAAATGGGTAGAAACTTTTATTAATGAAAATAATTACTATGATAATATCATAGGAAAACCTAAAGAATGTATAAATAAAGTTAAAAGTATGTTAAATGAAGGAAGATATGATATTTTATGGAATGTAAAAAAAATTAAAAATTTTACAATAAAAAGAAATGAATTAAGTAGTATAAATATAAATAGTAAATTATCTAAAATTTCTAATAATAATCCTAATTTTCTACAAATATATAATTTAATTAATTAGTTTAATTTGTGTAAAAAATCACAAATTTCTTTATGAGTTTCCAACTTGTTTTTACATTCAATTGCGTAATCAAAAGCAGTTTTTCCATCTATATCTTTAATATGAACAATTTGCGAGTTCCTTGAAACAAGTAATTCACAAATTTCCAAATCTTCGTTTGAAACGGCGTAATGGAGAACAGTTTCTCCTTCTATATCCTGTTTAAGTAATTCTTCTTCTGGATAACTCATTAATGTTTGAATATCTCTGTTTTCAACTGCTACGTGAGCGTCTGTTGATTTTTTAACAAGGTCTTCTATTGTAGTCATTATTTGTTCTTCTTGTGACATTTTGATTTTTTAATAAAATAGAAAAGTTATATTCAATTTTTATAATCATCGAATTATATTAAAGAATTATAGATATATTTTATAATTAGAAATACCAGTAATTATTAGTGGCATAAATAACATAACTATATTCCCAAGAGGATAATTATGTTCTTCTTCTTTATTTGTTTCTTGATTTTTTTCTTGAATTGTAGAAGTCAATACAACAATTTTGTTTGTTAAAGTCGTAATATTTTTATTTGCTTTAACTAATTCTTCTTTCATTTCTTCAAATAACTGTTTGTTATCTTCGTTAGGAATAACTTCTGGAACTTCTAAATCATCTAAATCTACTCTTTCAATTCTATTGGTTTGTGGTAATATACTATGTATTTCTTCTACAAATTCTTTATAATTTTGTAGGTTTCCTTGTTTAGTTACTTTTCTTTGTCCGCCAAAATTAATCCATTGTTCCCAATTAATTTCCATAAGTGGTTGTAATTCAATTGAAGTATTATCAGAATGAATAGTATTAACTTTACAAATATGAACGAAACTATTATTTTTAGCTAAACAATATAAACCTCCTGTTTTAGTTACAGGGTTATTTTGTTTATTATCAATATTAATAATTTCATTATTTTTTAATTTATCTTTATTAGTATTATATTCTTCTTTAGTAATACATTTAACATATGGTTTTTGATTTCTATTAAATTGTTCCATTTTTATTTATTTATACTTTGTGAATACTTCTTTTATTACTTTGTTTATGGTAAAAAATCAATTTTATTATATTTTATAACAGATATGAACCTTCAAGAATTAATAAATGAATTACCTTTGGAACTCGTTTATAAAATTATGTCTTATATCTTAAAACCACAAAAAAATAATTAATAAATATAAATTGAGTTTTGTTTTAATACAAATTCCCCATTTTTATCCTTTAATATTAATTCTAATTTATGTTTTTTAATTTTTGATAAAATTATTTTTTTTATCTAA